GGAGTGCAGGGAGTGGAAATGGTCTGTATGGAGCGCAGACAGCCCGTGTCCCGGACGATTCGGGCGCGAGCTGCGTTGATATAGTCAGTTAGCTGACTATTGGTATAGAAGTTGGCGTTTGCATCATGTAGCAACCGTCTGACTTCAGTAATGTACCCTTGCAACGTCTGCGACATTTGTAGTCCATATTAAGCTGCAATATTGAATGTTCCCCCTGCCTCTTTTGAAGGAGGTAGGGGTACTTTTTCAACCACCGGGGATAACGAGTGGCCTTTTTTGGGCGGTTGGTCCCCAATCAAAATCTTAGACATAATCTTCAGTCCATCAGGAACATCTGCCTTGGTTTTGATTATGGACAACTGCGCCATAAACGGTTCTTTGTCTTCGTGCTGATAACCGAATATGTGACGAGCAGCCTCTAGCGGCACCTCGACTGTCTCGCCCACCGGGAAGGTGTACCAGACATACTCGAAACTAAAGGTTATGGGTTTATCCCATTTGTTCGTCACATAAACGGTTGTCATATTAGAAGCTCACTACGTCGCCATAAACCCGAATGTCAACGGTATTGTCATTGCCAGAGACAGTATTTACGTTCACAAACAAGGCTTGGCTGTTATAGCCAGAGACAGCTACATTACCGCCAGTAATGGCAATATCTTGGAACGTCACTGCGCCAGACAAGCTGGAAAGCACAGTGTTTGCCGTAATAAGATTTGCGCCATCGGAGGTTGTCGAGATAGACACGTTAGCCGACGCTACGCTACCAGACGGGTTGCATACCGTAATTCTACGGATGATGACCTGACCGGAGTTAGTCGTCGCATTGCCTTTCGTCAAGCCACCGCCAAGGAATGGAAGGGCAATAGCTGCATTGCCCGACGTATTCAACTTGGTAGCCGTAATGGTAGCAAGCCGCCCCTGACCAAACGAGTCAAGATAGAGTTGACCGACTGAATCAGCGTTAGCCATGCTGCCTCCTTACGATGCGTAGGTGCTGCTGACGTTCTGGCCGCCGTTGGTGGCGAGCAGAGTAACGGTGTCAGCGGCAGCGGTCGATTTAGCATACACATTAACGCCGTCAGAAATGACAACGCCGCCAGTGTTAGCAGCAATCAGAGTCGCGTTCGAGGAACCGTTATAAGCAACCACCGAGGTGTTGGCTTGCGGGAACATCAGGTAAACACCAGCCGGGATAACCGTACCATTGCCAGTACTTGTAGAAGTAATGGTCGTGGTAAGGAAATAGGCACCAGCGGTGTTGGTCTGTGCGCCAGATAGGATGATTTTGTTAGTGCTGAGTGACATGGTTATTCCTCCTTAGATGCTCAGAGAGTTGTAACCCGACACCACCGTCATTGACTTCGGCTTGGTCGAAACCAGTTCCGCAATCATCAGGACGGCACCAACGTAACCAATCTGCCAGTTCGGGAGAGTCGATTCGAAACCTGTAAACACGAACGAACCCTGCTCATGAATGTAGAGCGACAGATAGTTGGTGTTCAGGAAGTAAACCGTACCCTCTGGGCAGTAGGGGTCAGGGTAGATAGGTACGCCAGCAACCATCAGGGCGCGGAATGCAGCCTGTGGGCCATTGGCATCGCCATCAAAGCCCGAACCCGGAGTGATGACGTATTGCTCTTGACCGACGTAATCCTGAGCCAGCAGAGTCCAAGTACCAAAGCCGCAGACACCGAAAGTCGGGACTTCTGCGCCGTTCTTCACGGTACCGGAGATGTACTGCAGGATGTTTTGACGGGTCGGGTTGACGTTGCCAGCCGAATACGACTTCGACTGCCACCAGCTATAAGCCGAACGGCTGATGTTACCGTAGGTGCCGGAGGCCGACACTGCTGCGGGAAGACCAGTGAACTGCTGAGTGTTGGTGCTGTTGGTATACAGGGCAGTAGCCATTGCATCCATCATCACGTTGGTCGCGTCGTTCATACGCGCTTCAATCAACGGGATGATAGCTGCATCTTGCTGCACTGCACCTTCCATGCCGAGGAAGGGAACTGGAGCAATCATCAGCTTCAGGTCAAATTCAGCGTTGAAAGCACCTTGCTGAACTGCTGGCTGGTTGAAAGAACCAGAGTAGTCAGACCATTGTGCGTTGACGAACTGAGCGCCCTGAACAGGAACTGTAACGGAAGAAACACCGCCGGAAGCCTGTTGCGAGTTAGCAATCAGAGCCGCCATCAGCGGGGTCGAGTTATAAAGCTGAACTACCAGCTTGGGAATGAACGCCCGGCGCGTAACGTATGTTAGTTCCGTGTACTGCGTACTTCCCGTTGCTGGAATAATACCGCCACCAATAGGCATATCATTCTCCTTGGAAACTTATCCCCTAATTAAAACCCAATGGGTCGCGTGTTTTTACGCAACTCTTGGAGTGCTTTTGCTGCTTCGTCACGGGCGGCACCAACAGGATTCTTGTAATACTTATTCAAGTCAAACTTGTTGATGGCTGACGGGTTGTAGCCCGTTGGGGTAGGAGCAGCGGTTTGCTTCATCCATTCCCAATATTCAGCAGCCGTGTCGTGGTTAGTAATACCTTTTTCAAGCATCACTTTCTCCACTTCTTCAATTTCTTCATCACTACGCACAATGCCTTTTTTCATCAAAGCATTGCGTCGCTTTTCGAGGTCTTCTACTGCCCGTTTCTCAGCAAGCTCGGCGCGTAGGGCCTCTACTTCCTTACGAGTCTCGGACACAGCATTAGTGGTACTTTCCTCAATTTCCAGCTCCGGGATAACAAGGTCAGGCTTGATTTTCTTGGTCAAGCGCAACACTTCTTTCCGGGTTGCAGGATTATCAGAAAGTTCACGCATTAAAGCAGCGAGTTGGTCGCGCTGCTCATAAGACACATCTTCGAGACTCATAATTATCCCCTTTAATTAGTCCATGTCGCGCCACGCTTTACATAACCTATGGTTGCGTGGCTAACATTAAACATTTCACCAAGTTTACGGTGCGACAAATTTGATTGTCTAATGAAACTAACTTGTTCATTATTCAATTTTGATTTGCCACATTTTTCACCCTTAGCGGAACGAGACTTTTTGACCATATCCTCAGAATTCTGTTTGTGAGTAGCAAGCCATAAATGACTTGGATTTACGCACAAAGGATTGTCGCAAGTATGGGCAACGACCATTCCGTCGGGTATTTTTCCTACAAATGCTTCGTATGAAACTCTGTGTGCAGAAGAAGTTTTACTTTTTTCTGAAGCACAAAGCCCATATCCAGCATTTGAAACCGCACCCATCCAAACCCAACAACCAACTTCGGTTATTGGTTCTGAATGTTTCAAAATGCGGTCTGTGTCTGTCATATCACCTTCTTGCCGTCGCCGGGCTTCTGGACGGCCATCTTGTTTTTAGCGCCAATCTTTGCGCCAGAAGACAGACCACCGAATTGCTCGAAACGGGGCGGGTTGGTAACAACACCGTTCTGCTGCGTGTTGTCGGTAGGGCGGCGCGGGTTGTTCGCGCCTCTGGGCTTAAACAAATCCATGATGATTCCTTACATTGGAGTTGGAGTGGGAGAAGCACCGCCGCCAGCCGCACCGGGCATAGCCATCGGGCTAGGTGCCGCACCGGGCATAGGCGGTAGGTTCGGAACTGCGGGAGCCGCAGCCATTGCGCGACCTTCTGGGGTAGCGCCACCGGCATTAGGCAGGTTTTGCAACATCTGGAGAATTTCCGATTGCTGCAATTCGCGTGTCTTTTGCTTGCGAGGGCCAATCAAACCAGTAAGCGACCGGATGGCCGCTAGTGCTTTCTGCCCTTCATCAGTCTCACTGCCCAAGCTTGGCAGTGCTTGCTCAATCAAATCCATTGCCATCGACAGGTTCACCATCGCACCTTCGCGGTTGCCCATCTTGGGTTCCGGGGTGGACATGGGTGCCGACATCGGGGCAGTTGTCTGGTCGGACATCGTGGAATCGGTGGGAGGCGGCACCTCAGTCGGACCGGCTGCGCCGCGCTGCTGACCAATCAATTCCATTAGCTTATCGGGTGGGACACTCATAGCTATCCTTTATCGTCTGGTTCGGCGTGATTAGACCAGACTATAGAAACTTGTCAAGTGGGGGAGTATTGCCCCTCCCCCGTGGGATTAATCCGCTAGGGATTACTT